AAAAGCAGGCATTTATAGTTTGGCACGCCTTATGCGATACTATTGGCATGAGTTACGAGATAGGCGACACAGTAGAGGGAGAGACGGTAGCAGAGACGGGGAAGTATTATCGGGTTTGGGGGTGGATTGAAGAGGATGTGGAGGTTGAAGATTTTTACTCTCACAAACTGGCCGAGGCAAAACGGTATGCCAAGAAAGTAAACAAGACAGGTTGCTGTCAGATCAAGGAATACGAATGCTGCTTCAATGAGTGTGGTGAGATGATTCAGCACCTCGATGATGAAACGGCAATATTTGATCCGGTTTGGGGAATGGCTAGACAGGTAGTAATTTAAACTCAATTTACCCCATGTCAACATACCCGGCCATCAATCAAAACGCCTTAGAACGCAATCCTGGCCCTGTTTTTTTAGGCTAAAACGCCTCAGATTACTACCGGAAGATTCGTGCCGGGAAGAAGCCCAAATAACCCAACCTCACATGGAAAAGAAGACGGGCGGCCCGAAATGAGCCGCCCGTTTCTGTTTACTGTTTTTCCCTCCTGATGACGTAAGCCACTGCTGCACATCCCAGCGCAACATTAGCTGCGGTATCAATGAGGGCCATAACTAGTCCCAGTTCGCTTCCACCCATAACATACGCCCCCTTCCTGATCAGTTAGACGCTAAACCTTACCATCTGGTGTCAATTAAAAATGGCGGAATTTAATTAAAAATAAATGCGGGATAAGTGAGTTTATTTCCGCCAAATAATCAACGGACAAAATACCCCATTCAATTGGGTGTTCTTTAAGGTGATTGTGTCCACCAAATAATAAACGGACAAAATACCACCTCCTTCGCTATGTTGGTGCATTAAGATTCATTAACCATCCGTTCGGGAAGCACTCCCTTTCTTCAGAGCCTTTTTTCTTGTCTACCTTAAAACGGCGAAATGTTTCTGCGTTTTTTTCGCCTCACATAATTAAACGCTGGGGATACCGACCCACTTTGCGGGTCACAAAAAAGCAATGGCGACAAAAGTTGGGCAAACGGACAGCCCCCAAACCGTGGAAGTTACAGACGAAGCCAGTTTGGCAGACGCTCTGAAACAAACATTGGAACTAGAGACTGTTCCGCAAGAAGAAACGCCAGACGAAACCCCTGCTGAAGCAGAGGCCGAGGAAGGCAAAGAGGACGTTCTTTCACATACCGAAGAAGAAGCAGAAGCAGAGGATGAACCGGCTGCCGATGAAGATGCAACGGAAGCAAACGCCGGGGAAGACGAAGCAGAAGCCGAAGATGCCGAGGAGGAGACTCCCCGTGGCGTTCAAAAGCGGATTGATAAGTTGACGAAAAAATGGAAGGGGGCCGAGGAGACGATAGCCGATTTAAAGGCTAAACTCGAATCCAAGGACTCCGAACCGGAGGCAGTTGCTACGGCTCCTGTCACCCCGGACAACCCTTTCGCGCATGTCACGAAGCTGGAGGACGTACAACGGGAAGAACACAACGCCGAGCAGGTGATGGATTGGTGCGACGACAACATGGACGGAGCAGTGGTCAACACCAGTGACGGTGAAGTGGAATACTCAGCCGAGGAGGTGCGCGAGATACGTAAACAAGCATCGAAGGCGATCCGCAAATGGCTTCCGCAACGGACGCAATGGGTTCGGGAATATCAGCAGAATGAGGAGTACGCAGGCAAAGTATACAAGTGGTGGAATGATAAAGCCTCCTCCGAGTATCAGTCAGCCGCCTCAATCCTGCGTGAGTTTCCTGCGATTCAGCAGTTTCCCGATTACAAGATTATCGTGGGCGATACCTTGGTTGGGATGACTAAGCGTCTTCGCGCGGAACATCAGGCCAAGCAGCCGAAGGAAACAGCGGCACCGAAGAAGGCACCGAAACAGCCAGCGGCACCGACTGCCGAACCGGCCCCGGTGGATGAATCGACAGTCCGTTCATCTTCTGCACGAAAACGCTTCTCTGAGACGGGTGAAGTGGACGACCTCGCCCAATTAATCGCCGCAGATCATTTATAGACGAGTGGCACAAAAAAAAGGAGGGCTATAATGGCCGTAACATTAGAACGCACACAAGTTGGTAAGAGAGAGGATTTAGCCGATCTTATTGCCAACGTGGATGCACACGATACTCCGGTGACTTCTGCCGCTAAAAAAGGCAGCAAGCCCGGTAATACATTAATGACATGGCAGGGAGACAGTTATGCCTCCGCCGTCAGCACAGGAACCGTGGATGGAACTGATGTGTCTTCTTACGAAGACCCCGGTGCCAATCGCGCACTTATACAAAACTACGTTCAAGTCTTTCGTCGCGCTTTTCGCGTATCGACGTTGGCGATGGACGTTAGCAATGTTGCTGGACTCAACTCTGAGTTGGCCGGTGGTATCGCTAAGAAGATCGTAGAACTGAAACGTGATATTGAGCTAACTGTTTGCTCTGCAAACGATGCTCAAGCTGATGACGGGTCTGACGCTTACCTCACTAAGGGGTTGGCAACTTGGATCAGTACCGCTGGTGGTTCTGTGCTTCAGGTTCCGAGTGCATACCGCACTCCGTCTGCAAGTATTGAGACGACTGCTACCACTGCTAATATCACTGACGAAACGGTGCAGGACGTGCTTAGTTCTATCTTTGCCCAAACCGGCAATATCAAGAGCTACATGATGCCCTGTGGACGCACTCTAAAGCGTGGTTTAACGGATCGCCTGACCGGCATTCGCACCGCTGCTGAAGGTTCGACTACCAGCACACCTGCAACTCAGGTTCGCACGTTCAGTCCGGTCAACGGCAAGAAAATGACAGTCTCGCTGGATGTGTTCAGCGGAGATTTTGGCACAATAAGTTTGGTGCCAAGTAACTTCATGCCAGCCGCTACGGATGGACATGTTCTGGACATGAGTGGTATCGAGTTGCGTTACAGCAGCCTGCCAGAAGTTAAGGAACTACCTGACGCTGGTGGTGGCCCGATCCGCATGATCCAAGCCATTGCAGCCCTTGTGGTTCATAACCCATTGGCACACGGTAAGTTCGACCTTGGCTCCTAAAAGCTAAATGCTCGAACATGCAATTCAATCTCTGCCTGAGGGTCTTGGTCGTCAAGTGACTGAGATTCTTGGGCAGAGACTTTTTGATCAACAGTCTGCCGCATTCACGGATGCAAAGGCTATTGCCACCAACAACAACAATCTTTCCTACGCCAGAACCGATGGCCTTGGGGAAATGCGCGGCAGCATCCCGGCAGGTGCATACCATTACTGGGGTAACCGTTTAGGTTACGAGTGCTGGGGTGACAAACAATTTATGGACGAATACCTGCGCGACAATCCTGAAGCGCGGGTAAAGACGCACGGTGATAAGATTCAGGTTGGTTATGATGGTGACGGATTTATTCATCACCGGCCCGGTCGCAAGGTAAAGGTTTACAGGTAATGGACGACAAACTTGCAAAGCATAGTGACTCACCTGATGTCGGTGAACTGATCAAGGAGTATAAGCGTTCATTGGATGAAGGACTGAGCCTGTCCGATATTCGTGACTCAGAGGATACCCGTTTCGCCCGTTGGTCAGGTCAGTCTGATGACGGCAAGAAGTGGAGCAAGAATTTAACTGAAGGAGTCCAAGCCTTCCCGTTTGACGGTGCATCCGACTGCCGGGTTTATCTAGCTGACCAGATCATCGGTGACTGCGTTGACATGTTAACCGTGGCCCACAGCAGGGCCGACCTTCGCGTTAACCCGGTTGAACTGACTGACACTGAACCCAGTGCCGCCGCGACCACATTGGTCAACTGGGTACGCACCACGATGCAGAATGATTTACAGCGCGAGGCGGAACTGCTCGCCAACTACACCTCGACCTACGGATGGGCTGCCATGTTTGTTGGCTGGGAGCAGCAGGCGACTTTACGAAACAAACCGATCACGATGGAGCAGTTAATTATGATTGCCCAAGAGAGTGACCCGGCAAGTATACTGGCCGAGTTACCTGAGATGGTGGCGGACAAGGATCGTGCCGATCAGGCTTCCGAATTATTGATGCAGTTTGTGCCTGACCTGAAGAAGCGCAGGGCTAATAAGATCGTTAAGGAATTGCGTGAGGACGGGGCGACAGTCTTTCCAGAAGCCTATCTTTGCCGCAATCGTCCATCCATTGTTGCCCTGAAACCGCACGAGGAAATTTCCATCCCGCCTGAGACAATTGATATTCAGAATGCGCGTGTGATATTCCGCAGGCAATACCTGACAGAGGTTGAGTTGCGAAGCAAGGTGACGACAGATAATTGGGATGAAAAATTTGTCGATGCGGCACTGAACACCTCTGGTCGTTCATTGAACTATCTGGATCAGACAACCCTGACAGGCTTGGTCAGTGAATTTAACCGGAGCGATAATTTGGTTGAGGTTGTTTACGCTTACACGCGCCAGATTGATGCCAACGGTGTTCCATCAATTTACTACACGATTTTCTGCCCGTTAATTTCGGACGTGGACGGCAATAAACTTTTCGCCCTTCACGAGATGCTCGACTACGCCCACAACCAGTATCCGTTTGTCCTGTTCAGGCGTGAAAACGTCACACGGCGCGTGGTTGAGTCTCGCGGGGTGCCTGACATTGTTAAGACGTGGCAGAACGAGATAAAGGTGCAGCGTGATTCGATCTTTGATGCTACGAGCTTTGAGACGATGCCACCCTTGCAGGTTAGCAAACGTCTTGGCATGGCAAACAAGATAGGGCCGGGGGTTCAGTTGCCTGTTACCAAGCCCGGAGACTATGCGTGGCTACAGCCACCCTCCAGACCCCCTGCAACGGCCTTCAGCTTGATTGAGGCGATCCAAGAGCAGGCAGACGCATATTTTGGCAGGCCCAACGCTAAAATCCCTCAGACGCAAACTATGATGAAGCAACAGCGCATGGTGAATGAGTGGTTGCGGTCTTATTCGGAGGTGTACCGGCAGATGTTCAGGTTATGCGTCCAGTACCTTTCACCTGAAGAGATTATGCGTATCACGAGCAGTCAGGCTTCTCAGGCGATCACTCAAGATGCTGTTCGTTTTGATTTTAATTTAAGGTTCAATGTGAGCGAGATGGACAACGAGATGGTGAAGCAAAAAATGCAAACCATCGCACAAGCCATTGTTCCGCTGGATGTTGGCGGTACCATTGATCGCAGCAAACTGGTTAACAAATTACTCAGGGCAGTTGCTCCTGAGAGTGCAGATGAATTGCTGACCGATCAACAGGGTGCCAGCCGAAAACTTTACGAGGAAACGAAGGGCGAGATTACCGGAATGTTGGTGGGCGTCGAGGCCACCTATCAGGACATGAGCAACGAACCCACTGCCGGGACTAAAATGCAATTCGCTCAAGAGATTGCGAGCAGCAGCCCCGGCGTTCAGGAGGCGATGCAGGGCAACGAGTTGTTCAAGGAATTGTTTGGCAAGTATATGCAAAATTTACAAATGGGGGTGTCCCAAATTCAGAATAAACAGGTGGGACTCACCGGGGTAGCTCCTGCGGGTCAGGGAGGTGGACAATGAGGACATTAACATTCAGTAATGTGCTGAACGGAGTAGCCCAGTTGTCTGGGTTGGATCGGGACAATCTCTCCACGACCGAGTTTCAACGTATACGAGATTTGGCTGATGGCCGGTTGTCGATGTGCTGGGAGGGAGAATATTGGCCTGATACTATTCGAGTAGCCAGTGCAACTGTCACCACCACTGACGGGGTTGAGACTGCGCCTTTCCCGGCTGACGCAGGGGAGATACTGAATGTAAGCAGTAAGAACCCCCGGAAGACCACGGTCAATACTCAGTTAGGTTGGTCTATTTATGATGACGGGACGAATCGATATATTCAGTTGCGTGACGATGCTACACCGATCTGGCTGGAGTACCGAATTGTTCGGCCTAACCTGACAGGATCAACCTACAGTAGCACGTCTGCTTACAGCAGCGGTGATCAGGTATACTTTGGCGGAAACTTTTATGATGCAAACACGAGTGTGGCTGTGACTGAGTCGCCCACTGCATCGGCGGCCAAGTGGGATGTCGTGAAAATCCCGGCAATCTTTCAAGTGTACCTGACTCGCGGAATTTACGCTGATTACCTCCGCTCGACAGGCAATAACGAATTGGCGTTGTCGGCTGATCGTAATGCGGAGAGTTTATTAATGATGGAGGCTGACAAACTTTATCGCCAGCAGGGGCAGGTGCGCCGGTTGGATGTTCAAACATATTAAGGGGAAAAATGGCTAACAAGAAAATATCTGAACTCGACTCACTCGGTGCCGCACCAGCGGCTGATGATGTTTTGCCGATGGTTGACACTGATGCTGTCGTGACCAAGAAGGTTACGGTTGAGAATTTCAGCAAAGGCATTATCAACACGACCTCCGTTGTTGATTCAAGTGATACGATTGGCAGTAACGATAACGACACCACACTGCCAACCTCTGCCGCTGTTAAGGATTATGTAGACTCCCAAATCCTCACCAAAGACAATTTGGATGAGATTGCTGAAGGGGCAACGAACCTCCATTTCACGGCCGATGATAATACCAAGCTCGATGCTATTGAAGCCTCTGCCGATGTAACAGATGTCACCAACGTAACTGCTGCTGGTGCGTTGATGGACTCTGAGGTTACGAATCTGGCAGATGTAAAAGCATTTGATACTTCGGATTACGCTACCGCCGCACAAGGCACAACTGCTGACGCTGCTCTAGCTGCCTCTGCTGTCAGCGCATTCGGTGGAACTTTAATAGACGATGCAAATGCTGCTGCTGCCAGAACAACTCTGGGGGTGGACGCTTCAGGCACGGACAATTCGACGGGGGTAACATTAGCAGGGACACCCGATTACATAACAATCAGCGGCCAAGAGATTACTCGGGGGCAGATTGATTTAACTGCCGATGTTACTGGTAATTTGCCTGACGGAAACATTGCCAGTGCGGCGACATGGAATGCATTAAACACAAACGTCCCAATCGCCACAGACGCGACATGGGCCGCTAAAGGCGACATCGCGGTAGCCACGGCTGACAACACCGCAACGGTACTTACTGTTGGGGATACTGATGACCATGTCCTTACGGTAGACTCCACCACGGCAACTGGCCTGAAATGGGCTGCTGTTGCTGGCGGAGGCGGTTCAGGCGACATGACCGGCGTGGATATTACTGCCGGGGATGGTCTGGACATTTCGCAAAGCAACACGACCAGCGGCGATTACACTGCAACTCTTAGCGCAGACCTAAAGGCCAATGGGGGAATCGTAGTTGAATCGACTGAACTAGGAATTGACCTCGCTGCATCCGCGATAACCGGAACACTTGCTGATGGATATATTGCCAGCGCATCTACATGGAACGCGAAGCAGGACGCACTTACTTTCGGGATTGCCGATGGGTCAGTGGCGAAGTGCAACGATGCTGTCGTGGATGATGACTTTTTACGAATCAGCGGAACTGAAATTGAAGGTAGAAGTGCTTCAGAAGTCCTGAGCGACATCGGTGCTTCGGCTTCGGGGCATACTCACAGCTATGCCGCCCAAGGAGCCAACTCGGACATCACTTCGCTCACTGGATTGACGACAGCATTGACAGTAGCCCAAGGAGGCACAGGGGCTACCTCGTTAACTGACAAGGCTGTTCTGATTTCACAAGACACAGGGACAGACGCAATAGGCGCAGTTGCGTTAACCTCTAACGGTCAGTTGATTGTGGGCGGAGCAGACGGCCCTGCTGCTGCTACCATTACAGCAGGAACAAATGTTTCAGTTACCAATGCGGCAAACTCTATAACCATAGCATCCACTGACGAGTTCACTGGCACTGTAACCAGCATAGGGGTAACAGCAAATGAAGGACTGAAGACCAGCACGGGGAGTGCGCTTACTTCTTCGGGTACTCTCGGAATGGACATCAACAGTCTCTCCAGCATAACTGGCAGTGGAGATGCAAGCGGGTGGAGTGCGGGTGATGAGATTGCTGTAGTTGATTCGGATGCAACGGATGATCCAACCAAGAAGATCAAGATGCCAGCCGAGATTGGTATAGCTTGCTCGGATGAAACCACCCTGCTTACGGCTGGGATTAAGGCTAAAATTACTGTCCCAAGAGCCATGACTGTTACCGAGGTGAAACTGTCATTGAATGTGGCGGAGACTACGGGGCTTGCGATTAGCTTGGAAGATCGAGGAGCAACTCCGGAATCTACTGGAACATCTATGCTGGATGAGGACTTAAATTCGGGAACAGATTATACGGCAGCCGCAACTGCATTTGATTCCGCTGCAAGCTCTTACTCACTTGAAGAGGATGATTTTGTTTCGGTGGAGATTACGGACATTGGTGATGGGGCAGCAAAAGGGTTAAAGGTTTGGCTATTGGGTTATTGGACTTAAAGAATGAGTAACATCATTAATTCATATCGGTATGCGACAGCGAGTGAAGGAGGGGAATACCCCGAAATCACTCCCGCCTCTTCTACCGTGGTGACTGATGGTAATTATAAGTATGTCATATTAACTGGCTCTGAAGATTTTGACGTTGATTCCATCGGGAGTTCTTCGGGCAGTGACGAAGTGGAATGGCTCCTTATTGCAGGTGGAGGTAGCGGCGGGAATGCAGGGAACATGGGTGGTGGTGGAGGGGCTGGCGGTTATCTCACTGGAACTGAAACTTTAACCTCAACAGGCAGTGGGTCTGTTACTGTCGGTGGCGGTGGGGCGGCGAATCGTAGTGCTTCTCAAGGTGCTGGTTCTGATGGCAATGATAGCACATTGGCTTTCCCCGATAATACTTATGAATCCACTGGGGGAGGCGAAGGCGGGTATGATATGTATTCGGGTACTTATACTTTTTATGTGGGTGACGGTGGATCGGGTGGCGGAGCCTCTGGAGGTTCTCTTGTGACTGGAGAAACAACCGACAGTAGTCAAGGAAATGACGGTGGTGCTGGCGGGACAGCAAAAGCAGGAGGCGGCGGAGGAGCAGATGCAGTTGGTATGAATAGTAGCACATACTACGGAGGGGCAGGCGGAAACGGATTATCTTCATCAATCACAGGATCAGCAGTTACGCGAGCAGGTGGTGGCGGGGGGTCTGCTTATAATGGCACTGGCGGTGATGGCGGAACTGGAGGTGGCGGAGCCGGAGCAACGTGGAACGTAGCCCTAGCAACCACTCCAACTGCCTTTACAGGTTCGGGCGGAGGTGGCGGAAACACGCTATCAACCTCATACCCAAGCAACGGTGCTGATGGTGTAGCAATTTTAAGGTGGCAATTCCAATCGGGTGGAGGCAGTGATTATGTAACCATCGACGTAGACTCCTCGCTTACGATTGAGGAGGATCAGTATGACACCGACTACAAGTATTTCGTTGTGGATGGAACTCTTGCAAGTGCCTTTGAAGTAACTGATGCGGGAAGTGAATCGGGAAGTAACACTATTGAAGTCTATCTGATTGGTGGAGGTGGTGGAGGAGGTGCTGCTCAAAATACTTCTGCGGTCGGCACTGGGGGAGGCGGAGGTGCAGGAGGTTTCATTCGCAACACTTCCTTTAATAATGGAGGTTCTTTAGAACAGACCTACGATGTGACGATTGGAGGATCGGGAACTGCTGGCACAACTTCAGTGACAGCGGGAGACGGCACTGATTCAGTGCTTACTCCCGTAACAAGCGGTTCAGCACAGACTGCTGTTGGTGGCGGAAAAGGGTCAGATTATTATGCCTCCCCTGCTGATGCCGGAGACGGAGGAAGCGGTGGCGGTGGAGGCTATACTGGGCAAGGCGGAACCGGAACCACTGACCAAGGAAATGACGGTGGAGGAGCGGACGGAACTGGCACTCCTCCGTGGGACGGGTACGACCCTTACGCTGGCGGAGGTGGTGCTGGAGGAGCCGGAAGCAACGGCTCTGATGGCGGTGATGGCGGAGCAGGTTGGACTGATGATGATGGATGGATGGACGGAAACTTCCTTGGGTTTAACAGCGGCTACTTTGCTGGAGGGGGCGGTGGTTCCGGCTACACAAATGCAGGTGTTGGCGGTGATGGCGGTGGCGGAGATGGGGGAAATGCCTCTGCGGGGTCAGATGGCGAAACCAACTCCGGCGGTGGCGGTGGCGGTGGAGGTAAATCGGCCTATGGCACTGGGGCAACAAGGTACAATGGAGGCGCAGGTGGATCGGGTAAATTAATTATCCGCTGGAAATACCGAAACTAATAATATTATGGCACACTTTGCAGAAATAAATGAAGAAGGAATCGTCCAGCGCGTGCTGGTACTTTCAAATAAAATTATCACTAAAGACGGTGAAGAGGTTGAAGAGCTAGGCACAGCATACCTTCAAAAGATGTTTCCTGACACTGACTGGGTACAGACTTCTTATAACGACAATTTCAGAAAACGGTATGCAGGCAAGGGCATGAAGTATGATGTGGAGCGGGATGCTTTTATCTATCCACAGCCCTTCCCTTCATGGCTATTAAACGAGGAAAGTCTTTCTTGGGAAGCCCCTGTTCCTATGCCGGAACAGGAAGCAGAGTTAGGTGATGAGGACTTTATCCATTATATGTGGGACGAAGAGAATCAATCTTGGGTGGAGATAGATGAACAACTAATACCATAATAACTTTAGATGAATCGGGTGGAGATAATGAATGACCTAGAATGGATGAAAGTGTTTGGAGTAAACGGGGGAGTGCTTGCCACTGTCTCACTCTCGGACATTGAACTCGTTCTGAAGATTGTCCTTTTGATTATGACGTGCATTTGGACAGGAGTTAAAATCGTTAAACTAATAAAAGAAGAATGAAAGAGACAATAAAGACCAAGATCGTCAGCCGAAAACTCTGGGTAGCCATTGGAGGTCTATTGACCGTGGCTGCAACTGAATGGCTGAACCTATCACCCGAACTAACCGAGCAGATTGTCGGTGCAATTATCATCATCGTCCCGGCTTACGTTGGTTCGCAAAGTATTGTGGACGCAATGAAGGAGTATTCCAAGAAGGATAACCCGCCAACCAGCTAGATGTGGGCGGGGATAATCAAATCATTGCTAGAATGGTTTTCAGGGTTCCTGAAGGCCGAGATAAAACAGGATGTCAAAGGAAGCGATGCAGAGACTGAGCCTGAGATTCGCAATCGTATGCGGTCTTCTTTTCGGAGGAGGCTGCGGGACGACGAGAGTGGTGTTCGTAAAGACTGACTCTGACGTTGTGAGAATCGGTCCGAACGTGAGCGGCAAGGTTTACTTCCGCAAGGGAGGCGAATGGGTTTTGAGCAAGAACAAGGTGAAGCTACCAGAAGGCTGGTACGCTGGAGCCTTGGGTGACGAAGAAGAATAATGCCGAGAGACGCACAACAACAGGTAGACGGAGACAGCCAGTTCACAGGGATGAACAGTCGGCTTGATCCTGCACTGCTGCCCCCCGGCATGGCGAGCGAAGCTCGGAACATGCGTTTCCGCAATGGGGTTGCCGCAACTCGCCGGGGAGTTTACAAGCCAAGCTGGGTAAACAATCTCACGCCTGAAATTGATAACAAGGTTCGTCCGTTTGGCGAGATTCACGGTGTTGGAATATTTCGCAATCCTGACACAAACTTGGAGTTTGTAGTAATCGCAGCGGACGGGAAAGCGCACTACACTCGACAGGGTAATAACCCGATTGAGCTGGCATTACCAACTGGAGTCACGTTAGTCGGTGAGGTTAATTTTGTTCAGGCATTTAATAAGCTGATCATGTTCCGGGGTGACGACTTTGCTCCACTGGTTTTAGTCAGCGAAGACACCGGATTCGGTGATCAAGTTGATCAGTGGGACAGCACCACTGCCTATGCTGTGGATGATGAGGTTGCTTTCGGCCCGTTGGTGTCAGTTAGCGGGATTACATTCAGCAGCGGCACAGCAACCGTAACCACAGGCGCAGCGCACGGTTTCATCACTGGCGCGGATGTTACCATCGCCGGAGCGAACGAGTCTGAGTTCAATGGCCGCTTTGCCATCACCAAGACCAGCGACACGACATTTACTTTCACGACAACCAGCAGCAACTCAGCCGCTACTGGCACGATCACCGCCACTAACAATAAAGAGTATTACCAGTGCGTCACACTTCCTAGCCGGAGTCTGTCTGAGGCTTTATATGCGCCAGCCGCCACTGCGTTAGATGGCGCGTTGTATGCGCCAGCAGCCACTGCGTTAGATGGCGGCATAGATGACCAGACAACAACCACCACCGTGACTGTCGATTCGACGGCAGGCTACCCAGACGCAGGAACTATATTAGTAGGCACCGAGCAAATTACTTACACAACCAAGACCGGAACTGAGTTTTCGGGCGGCGCACGCGCACAAGGCGGAACAACTATTGCGGTACACGCAAACGATGCGGCGGTAACTTACGTCCACCCGGCGACTGCTACGATTACAGTAAACAGCACTATCGGCTACCCAGACTCAGGAACCCTATTAGTAGGCACCGAGCAAATCACTTACACATCCAAGACTGACACGGAGTTTTCAGGCGGCGCACGCGCACAGGGTGGAACGACTATTGCCGCCCATTCAGACAATGCGGAGGTCACTTACGTTCATCCGGCAACTGTTACGGTTACGGTAAACAAGACTGATGGCTATCCCACAAGCGGCACGATACTTATCGGGTCTGAAAAGCTGACCTACACAGGCAAGACATCAACGACCTTCACGACCTGCACGCGAGGCGCAGAATCAACAACAATAGCAGCGCATTTAATAGGAGCCGCCGTATCTTCAACATCAACATTAACCAGCGCGGGAGACAGCCCCTCCACAGAGCCAGACCACTGGCAGCAGTTAAGTACGATCATGCCCAACGCAACGCATGGGGTTCATATTGCAAACCGAATTGTCGTACCGACAAAGTTTGATGCGAGTAGCACCGCTTATGGTAATAAACAGGATTTTGTTGCGGTCAGCGATTCGCTGGATAATGTCCATACCTATTTTGATCAATTGTTCAGAATCAACTTTGGTTCTAACTCTGAGATTCAGGATTTAGTGGTATTCGATGAGCAGAGATTAATTATCTTAAAGGACAAGGATGTCCACATGGTAACGGGGTTCATTCCGACCGGCACTAATGCTACCCTCTCTTCAAGTTGTTCGGTGCAGCCAGTTGTTCAGGATTATGGTGTATCGAATCGGGGGGCTTCGGTTGTTGTGGGAGGTAATGTTTACTTTTATGCCAGCCGAAGGGGCATAGTGAGTCTGGCCCAGACGGAGCAGAGCAAGGTCCGTGGAGTTGACCTTCCACTCTCCGAATCAATCAGCAAGATTATTGATCGCATTGATGCCCGTAATGAATCAAAGGTAAGATTGGCGTATTGGGACAACAAGCTGTGGGTAGCCTGCCCTATCGACGGAGGGAATGGTGGCGAAAATAACGCGCTACTCGTTTACGACTTCCTAAACCAGACATGGAGCGGGTACGACAGCGGCAACGCGATCAAGCCCAAGGAATTTTTTATAGCGGAATATAATAAAAGCCAACGCCTGTACTTCATCGACACTGATGGGTTCATCAATCTGGTGGAGGAGAATTTTGAAGGTGATGATGTTGCTGACCTGACCAAGGAGGATGGCTTGAAGAACGAGGAGATTGAATCCTACATCCTCACGCGAGGCTACGGACAGGAATCCATCGATCATAAAACTTATCGCACAGCCTCGATGAACATCAGCGTCTGGAATCCAAAGTATACTGTCAAAGCGAAGTGCGATGGAGTCGAGGAGTCTCAAACACTTTGCACTGACCGAACGAAAAGCAGGACCAACTACTATAGACCATTCGACGCATTACCATTTGAGCAGAGCAATCGTGATGACGATATTGCGAACCCGTATCGCGAGGACTACAGTGTTACGCTTGACGTAGACTTGGATACCCTGCTCACCGAGGCGGGAGACACGATTATCTCAGAAACAGATGAACCGATACTTCAGGAGGTATCCGTTGAAGGCTTCTCGCTCGGCACAAACGGAGTTCGGCTGGACCGTATGCAGCAGACGATGGAGCCGTTTGCGTTGTCACCGAGGACAGGTCGTTACACGCAATTCGAAGTAACCAACTCGCAGGGTCGAATTGAATTGACCCAAGCACATTTAACAACTGGACAAGGTGACCGTACTGTCACTGTCAAATCATAGGAGATATAAAGATGGCAATTAGCGCAACAGTAACCCCCGGAGCCACCTTGAGTGATGGCGAGACGGTAACCATTTCCAAACTTAATGCACTCGGCACACCAACCGTGGACATCAGTGGAGCGGTTGGCAGCTTGTCCCTTGCGGATGGGTCGGTGACCAATGCGAAGGTTGCAACCTCGGCAGGTGTCCAGTATGACAAACTGGCAACTCTGACCACGGGTCAATTGGTAGTCGGCAACGCAGGCACTCCAACAGCGACCACCGTCTCTGGCGATGTGACGATTGCCGCCGATGGTGCGGTGACTGTGGCAGACGATGCAATCACTCCAGCCAAGATGGAGGACGGCACTCAGGGAGATGTTTTGGTATATGGCACAGACGGCGCACCGGAGAGGTTAGGCACTGGCACATCCGGTCAGGTGCTGACTGCGGGTGGCACGGATGCAACTCCGTCTTGGGTTGATGCTGCGGTCAGTGGCCCAACCCACACATATTCAACCAGCGACCCAGATAACAACGATGGGGCTGACGGAGACATCCACTTCCAATACTACAACTAATGGCTACCACCTCCAATTGGGACACAGACACCTCCACCGGCGGGAAGGGTTTTTCTCGGCTATGGGTGAAGGACGGTAGCACTTGGGATAGGGCTAACGTCATGAACGTGAAAGTGTCCAGTGATTGGAAGTCTGTCCGAAAAGTTTGGACTAAAGTGTCTGGTGTTTGGAAGCCAGTCATGTGGTGTCCTGAAATCGATGAGGAAATCTATCTAGGGTCAATCACGTTTACTTCTAAGGATAGCCAGTCTGCGGTTGGGCATGGCTGGATTAAGTATTTAGGTGGTGATGTTCTCGACGCGGACTCTTGGAGCACCAAAGCAACTTCATCCCAAACCAGTGGAGGATATTCTGACGACACAGGATGGGTGACAGGAATGGCTTGGGCGCAGGCAAATCAGTCAACTGCAAAGTTCAAATTACCGAGTCCAACTGAATACGACCTTCCCAGTGCTGGAGTTGGGTGGCGTGAGCCGGAAGGGGCTTGCACTCCGGTTTTCCATGTTCGCGGAAACCACGGTTTGTATGACTTTTGGATGGGTCGGATTTGCTATGACAATACTAATATTAGCCACGGGAATACATGGCAGACCACAGTCAACCCTTGGGGATATACACTTTGAAACCGTGGCACGCAGCAAAGAAATGGCAGCAGGAGCAATCACCGATACCGTTCGAGGTGGTGCTTGGGGAGTATTTAAAGGATGGCTATGTGTGGTCATCCCCCGGAGAGTTTGTGCTTGGGCGAACGGCCTTCTGGGATGGGGAAGACATGATCTTCGAGGGCAACAATCACAACTGCTGGGTGGTTCAGTTGGCGGCAGGGTTAAACCCGATGAAGAGGTTTTTGAAGGTGGCACCTATGAAGCTGGAGTTCGTTTCTTGGCAGCGAGATGGCTCGCAGCGGTGGCACGTTTGGGAGTGGAACAAGTTTAAGAAAAAGGTATATAATAATGGGAAGCACTAAGATTCAGCAACCGGCTCCAAGAGATTATGGGGAGGACATGGCCAGCACACTTCGCGCACAGGCCGAGGCGATGAGTGGCACAGGGAGGTTTGCGGACATAGGGCCGTTGGCCGACATTGAGGCTGCACAGCGACCGAAGTGGACTAACCTTGAATTGCAGACATTGTCCGACACGATGCGCGGCACAGCGGATCAGCCGGGAGTGCTGTCGTTATACCGCGACTACATTACACCGAGCTTATCCGAGACGGAGGCTGGTGCTAACCGTTACCGGCGAATGCAGGACTTAGCTGATGTCCGTTCTATGGGTCAGGACGCGACCAGCGCATTCCTTGATGCCGACCCTTTGAAGCGTGAGGCGAGTGATGCTTTGCTTGAGGGTGCAATTTCTGATTACAAACTGGGTGCGAAGCTAGACCCGTCATTGGCGAGGGAAGTACAGCAGGGCTATAGGAATGCAGCCACAGCGCGTGGGATGGCCTATAGCCCCTATTCAGCAGCCGAGGAGTCATACTGGCAGGGTATGCAGGCTAATCAGCTCAAGCAGCAACGTCAGGCCGCCTTGTCCGGGTTACTGGGTCAACGTCAACAGATGGTTGGTGATCCGTTTATGCAGGTACTGGGCCGACAAGGTCAGGCGTTTGGTGCTGCGGGTGGATACGGCCAACAAGGTCTTGGGATGGGTCAGGCATTGGGGCCACGCATCTTCCAAGGAGAATCGCAAATGGCACAAGATTTGTACGCTGGGAATCAGGCTACCCAGCTTGCTGTGGCGCAGGCTAATGCGGCGAATAAAACTGCGATGAAAACTGGGCTTATGGGAATGGTTGGCAGAATTGGTGGAGGAATGTTTGGATAATAGGAGATAATTATTATGGCAATATTTGGACAGTACACAGGACAGCGGGTGAGTCCACTTCCGAGTGGATTCTTGGGTGCGGCAATGCAGCAGGCCAAGATGACCAAGGATACGATGACCGACATTGGGGATGTACTCGGCAATGCTATTGCTGGTTACGGTCGCCAGAAAAAGGAGGAGCGTGAGCGTGCTGAGAAACTTGCTGCCTTGAGGAGCCATTTCGATACTGGCGACACGACCGCATCCGTTATGCAAGGCATCGAGAAGGCGCGTGCAATGGATAGCAGGATGAACACTGCGGCCAAGCAGCAGCATGATGCGGAGAATTTGCATTTCCATAGGGGGTTTGCTGAAGAAAAAGCAATAAAGCTGTATCAGATTGATGAGAAGGCAGCGCATAATAAGGCAATGGCTGATGTGCTTGAGAAGCGTGTGTTTGGTGAGCGTGAAACTTACAAGGGTAAAAGTGCGGAAGGGTTACCCGCGCCTGACCTTGAGAGATGGAAGACGAAGCCTGAAGCCCTTTCTCCAAAGAAACAAATAGAAGCGGTCGCAGAGATGCATCGTTTGCGTGAAGGGTTGAAGGATACGGATGCCCAAAAGAAAGCGGTCATTGATCAGTATAACAGGAGCATTGCATCAACTGAATACAAACCTGTTAGGCCGAATGAAGACAGAATCTTGGCTAACCCGGATCAGTACGCACAGGAGGTTGTGACTGAGAAGGGCCAGCTACAGGAGGAAGCGGTTAACCGTCTTGGGCCGAAGTTGCTTGGCAAGATGGAGAAGGGCGACATGACCAAGGCAGACGAGTTGCTGGTCATAGACATCCTGAGTAATTTACGGGCTGAAGGAGATGCTGCCCGGACACCGAAAGGGCGGTTAAATCAAATAGCCCTGCAACTTGCAGAACAGAAACTGAAGGACGAAAAGGGGCTGCGTAATGCGCTGGAAGGTTTGTCTGTATTGCCGGGGCAACAGGGTGTGAATGTTAGCGAGCAGGTTACTCCATCCAATATAGAGGCTTACGTTAATAGGCGAGTAGAGCAAAATCCTGACATCGATGTAAATGTTTTGCAGGATGAAATAGAAGGCAAACTTCGTGCGTACCAGCAGTCGCAAACCGATGAGCTTGAGGGTATGCCGGTAGGAATTCCCCCTGTAGGCGCACCTAAACACTGGAACCCTATTGATGTTTATCAAGAATCAAAGAAAGGGGCGGCAGGCATGGACGTGGAGTACCGTAAGCGAACGGGAGAGGAAAGGAGTCCCAATGATCCTGTCATCGCCCGTAAGACAACTGTTCCGGGTACGGATTCAGTATTCGCAATGCAGGGAGACTATGCTGCGGTTCCGGGCGAGCCGGGAGTAGATGGGCCAAGGGGAAGCAGGTGGTATGAGCCGAAGGAGGTTTTCGCTGTGATGGATCGCATTGAGCAACAACCGCTTACCCAGCCTCAGAAGCGTCAACAGGCATTGCAGTTTATCGAGTCTCAAGCCAACAAACTTGGCCCAGCCGGTTTACAGGCTGCACGGGTAGAGGTTGACCGGAGGTATCCTGTGCAACCGCCAGCGGGTATGGTGCCTCACCAGATGGTGAGTGACGGTAAGGGCGGAACCCAGATGACCTATAAGGCACCTGCTCCATCAGGCACAACTGCTCAACCGATACTGATGTCCGGCCCTGACGGCAATCATTATAGAACCGGCAAGGCGATAACACCTCAAGGTGATGTGGTTGATGATCCTTTTGTTGCTGAAGCTGGAGAAGATGAGGCTGCTGTTTCTATAACCGGGAAAGCTGGAACATTTAAAGGCACGGCAAAGTCGAAGCAGGAAGCAATTGCATTCAGGAAGCAATACGTTGCAGCTTCTGAGTCTATCCCGATGATAGACAGGCTCATTGAAATGTCTAGAGAAGGTGAGTCCGAGTTGTTCGGCCCGAAACTGGCTAAAGCTACAGCGATTCAAAACATATTGGTTGGCAAACTCAGGATAGCCTTAACTGGCGGCGGGCCGTTAACCAAGGAGGAGCGTGAGATGATTAAGAGTGCTGTTCGTAATCCTTACGCATTCTTTTCCTTAGAGGAGTCGAATGTTTCGGCACTTGAAGCAGTTAAGGAGTCAATGTTGGATGCTGTTAATGCGTCTGCTGAAGCTCAAGGATTGCAATCAGTAATCGGTTCACCCGCCCAAGCCGACCAAGCTGGTGGTGGCTTGTCTGCTAATCCGAATTTCTCGCGTGGCCCCGGCGGTAAACTAATCCCAGAAAAAAGATAGTCATGCCCCAAGTAGTCAATCTATCAAGCCGGGGCATTTCGGTTAACTTCCCCGATGACGCAACGCCTGAAGAAATTCAGGAGGCACTGGATGAGTATTACCCCCGCAATGGTGCTGACGTTGCCCACGACATTGCAACTGAGAGAAACTTTCACCTGAAAGGCATGACCCTAGATGACTATGAAATGCTTCGAGGCCACGAGGGTAAGATTGCTGAAGGGAAAGGGGCTTTGGAAAAAACAATGGAAGCGGCAGGTATGCTTGCCGAGGATATAGGCAGCGGATTGAAGGCAGCTTACCGGGCTGCCAAGAAGGGGCAGTACGGCCCAACCCTTTCAGGGTCGCTTAATCTAGGGCGTGATATTGCAGTGGGTGGCCTTACTGGCACCTACGATCTTGGTGAAGTTATTCATGGCATTTTTGAGGTTGAAGATGCAGAGGACACATACAACCGCCACCTTAGTGAAAATGATTTAAAGGATACCCCGGAAGCCCGGAAGGATTACAGGAGCAGGCTTGCAAATGACTTCAAGGACTTTAAGAAAAAGATGGATCGTGCCGACTTCAGGCAGGGCATCATTGACCTTGCTGTTGTTCCTGAAGTAGCCCATGCCGCATCTTACGGGCTTGATGCGTCAGTGCCTGCGACTTTCGGGCTGGGTGCGCTTGCAAAGGCACCCGCGATGGCAGCGACAAAGACTGCTGGCCGTACTGTCGGTCAGGTTGTTGGGGGTGGATTTAGGCAAGCGGGGAGGGCTGCCACGGTTGTTGGTGAGGTTCCTGAGAGGGTTGCAGGCAAATTACTTGGTGAGGGTGCTGAAGCCGCAACTAGGGGTGTTACCACTTTAGGTGGTGGACTTGGCGTTGCCACCGGCACAGTTATCCCTGCGGCTCCTGCGGCAGCAAAGGCGGCAGGGGCTATCCTTGACGTTGCTGGAGATGTCCTTGAGTCTGCATCCAGAGCGGCAGCGGAGGGTGGTCGTAAGGGTACTTTTGCCAGAAGCGCAGAACTGGCTGAAACCACTGCTGGAAAGAACATCTCAGAGCTTCTTGCTCGCGTGGAAACGCCCCTCTCATACGCCGGGGAGGCTATTAAGGGTGCAGGTGCCGGGATGGCCATCGGAGGCACGCTAGGCGGCCTTGCAGAGGGCGAAGAGGGCTTCTGGCACGGCATAGGTATAGGAGGCCCGTTAGGCATTGGCGGCAGCCTCGTCGGTCGCGCAGTGGGTGATGCGTTTGGAGTCAGGCGTGCAGCCCTCTCCTATGAAGACGCTAAGAAATACCTATCAAGTCATCGCGATGCACATTATGCGATCAAGGCTCTGGACAAACTTTCCCCGGCTGATGCGGCACACCTAGCCGATTCGGTAATGCACATGGAAAAGTTGGGTGTGAAGGTTACGTTCCACGATGACAACGTGCCGCCGCCTGCGCTTTCACCTGAGAAGGTTGCGCGTAAATCTTATTCGGGTGTGATGGTGGATGAGTCAGGTGTGTTCATCAATACTGACAGGGTTACAGAATCCACAGGACTGCACGAAGCCTTTCATGCGACAGCTTACGCGATGGAGCGAGGAAAGTTTCTTGGTGAAGTGCAGGGGATGCTACTTGGTAAGACTGACCCGGTGGAGGGTTTGATCGTCAGGCCGGGTGCCTTGTCGATGGAGAATTTTGCAAAGTTTGTTGAGTCCTATGCGGGGATGATGGAAAGTTCAGCAGCCCGTTTGCGTGTTGCCGGTGATGAGATTGGGGCGGCCAAGCTGGAGGTTCAGTCGATGGAGTTTCGGAGGAAGGTTGCCGAGGGCGACCTACAACATGCGGTGGATGAGTTTGGTGCATTCTACTGGGATGCATTTGTTCGTGGGGAAGAACCAAAGTTGTTTATTGGCGGCGAGAAAGACCTTGTAGTTAACGCATTAAACTGGGCGAAGAAAAAGGCTTCAAAGGCTTTTATGCGTGACGCTCAAAAGGCTGGTCTGGACTTCAGTCAAGGAACGCAGGCCGCATTCATTAGAGGCAAGCAGAGACAGTTTGCCATCCCAGAGTTTGACGCTGCCATCAGGAGGCTTGTTAAGAATGGCGACATGGAGGTGACGCACAGTGTGCCTGTCACTGGCATACCGAAGGCACAGGCATTCGCTCTGGCGAAGCTGCATGGTGCTGAACATTTGTTTGAGGTAAGCGATAAGGGTGAGCCTGTAAGGGTGAAGACAATCAAGGAGATTGAAACTGAATCAAAGGCCGATGTGGAGGCTGCCTTGGATGCAATCGAGGTGCTGCCTGATAATGTGAGGCGGTCAGAGATTGTTGTTGATGAAAAGGGAAGGCGCAAACTTGTTGCCCGTAACTTATCGAATGAAGAGAAGGCGGTGTTGCTGCGTACAGTACGGCACATGAACAATAGTCAGCGGCAACAGCTTGAGGCTTTTGTTGCAGGCATGGATTCACCGGACGGCAAGCCGGTCTATAAGGTGAGTTACTGGAAGGCTTCAGGGGCAGGCCGTGGAAAGCGGAAGCCTTACGGTCAGTTTGAGGTAAGCGAAAGGGACGCACTACCCTACTCTCTGGAGATGAATGCAACCGGAGGGCTTTACCTTCGATTCGTGGACATGGATTCGGTTAATAGTAACCTGTTAAAGGCACGCAGGCTGAAGGTTTATAAGAACCTGCATTCCAGCCACCGGGAAGCTGTTGCAGAGTTTCATAGTTACCTTGAGAATCTTGACTCTGACAGTCCGATACCTAGCGCAGAGTTCTTCGGGGGTGGAGAGGTTGGGCGACTCAAGCGCAATTTATTTTATGAGGCACTGGGTACTGTTCCAAGAAAAGATGATCCACCCCTGCACAACATGGGAAGGGAAGGGTACACGCCAAAGCGTGGGCGAAACTTTGCATTCAAAAACTTCAGGGTAGAACGTCTGGGCAATGTTGAGGACACAGGGGTACGGGTTAAGTTTGGTGAGAGTGCATACGAACGTAGCATAGTCAATATGCTGCCTGACGAATCACCGGCACGCTTCATGCCTGATGTGGAGGGTGGAGGGAGAATGGATGCGCCAGAACTTAAAGGCCCAGCTAAGAAGAGGGTAGGAACAACAGGCCAGTACGTTGGCGCACCACGAGGCATGTCCACCCCTCAGTCACTGGGTGCGCTTCGTAAGCGAATAGACATGCTTACTGTTGAAGGTCAGCCCGGTAGGTTCTGGTATGAAAATAGTAGTGACGCAATTTTAGAGGCTACTGGTGGCAATCTCAAAGAGGCTGAAATAGTTGCCGCCTTGGTGGCTGTCTATTCCCCAGCTAACAGGGTCTACCCTAATTTCTCTCAGGCAATAAAGGCATACCAGCAGCACATCTCAGGTAAGCCTATCAAGGCAGGACGCTTTGGCCGTATTGATCGGGAAGCTGCCCGTGTCTTGAATGGTGAAAGGTGGCAGGGTGTAAAGACCAACAACTTCTATGTTAACCTTATGAGGAACGTAGACCCGTCACTTAAACAGGGCGTGACTGTCGATATGTGGATCATGCGCCTGTTCGGTTACGACACTGACTCACCCTCTACACAACAGTATGCATTTGCTGAAAAGGAAATTAAACGAATAGCCAAGAAGCTGGGATGGGAAGCACAGCAGGTTCAGGCGGCAATGTGGGTGAGCGGTAAAGCTAGGTGGGAGTCGGTTTGGGGTGATGTAAAGAAGTCTGCAATAAAGAAGAAGGATTTATTCCAGAACGAAGAAACTGATAAGTGGGAATGGAAATCCAAGGCTGTTGAAAAGAAGTATCGCAAGAAGGCACGGGTAAAAATGTTTGCGATAAAGAATCAGGACGTATCAAAGTCCAAGTTTGATTTTTCTGATGCAGCAAGGCGTGACCTCGGACAGTTAAGTCTGGAGAGTAGGCCCGGTGACAGTGCTGGAATAATACCGGGCATAGCTCGCGCTTCATACATCGAACAGATTGAATATCATGCTGCAATGGAACGCGCACTGACTGACCACACTGGTCGTGACGTTCTATCTACCGAGCTAGGCTTGATGGAGATTATGGCTGTAAACGCTCCGGGCGTTTGGCTTGATCAGGTTAACCCCAGCAAGCAGACTTCGTTTATTGCTCCAAAGCAGGGCAAGGAGGTTCATCCTGCACTCAGGGAGACGCTAAACGAATGGGCTGCATTTCAGGGTCTTCTCAGGAGGCAGGAGGCAGTCGGTTGGCATAGACCGTTTTACACTGATTTTGCCGAGGCAAAGGTTGGCGAGGCTAACGGGATGCAGCTTGATTTCGGACGGACGCTGACACCAGAGGAGACTCGCGCCTTAAGCGAGGCAATGTTGCAGCTTACGGGCGGGGATACGTTTGCGGCCATAGCTCATAAGGATGGAATTAGGTTCTTGAACTTTGCGGAAGACAATGTAGCTTTCCACAGGCAGGTGCGTGCAGCGACTGATACTGTCTTTGCGATGCGTCCTGAAGTTGAGGCTACGGGCCGTAGATTTTTTGCAGATAGCGATTTAATAAGTAATAACTGGAAGGAAAATCCACATGGCGACATTTATAGACAAAGGCTTTTGCGAAGCAGACGATCCGATCTTTACAGAAGGCATTACCGGCTTCTCGCTCCGAAGATCGACCAAGTCAACGCAAGTTTCTCAGAAAAGTACGGATGGGGTGAACCCGGAAGACATCTCTCAGACCTCGACCCCGCCAGTACAGCCCCCTCAAAACCAGTAGACACTTCTACCCGCTTCATGCCTGACGTAGGCGGCCAAGATGCACTGGGTATGTTCAGTGCAGCAGAGCGTGCCACTGTTGATTTGAAGCAGGAGAAGGGTGGTGCCTCGCAGATGCTTGCCATGATCAAGAAGGCTGGTGTTAAGGATGAGGAGTTGAAGGCACTCGGTCTGGACAAATTCCTTGAGGGCAATCGTAAGGTGACCAAGGACGAGATTATCGATCACCTCGTGGAGAATCAGATTACTGTTGAGGAGACGGTGTTGGGTGAGGTTCTTCCACCTCTGGAGAGACTCCCTAGTGAATACGAAACAGGCTCGCGTGAGCGTGTTATCCGCAAGCATGAGTATGCTAAAGAGTTAAAAGCCAAATACGATCAAGTTTTAGACAGGCTAACGAAAGCGCATGATAAGTTGTCGCCTAACGAGCAAAAGCAAGTTGAGGTGTGGGACAAGAGTTTTAACGATTGGGTGGATTACTGGGGGCAACCTCGTATCCAGAACGAGCCTAGCGGCAGTCATACAGACGTTATGAAGTGGGCTAATGAGGTTCTGCCGGGGGCGTTTAATGAATCACTGTTCCGCCCTGACGTAGTGAAGGAATGGATCGTTTTTGAGGGCGGCGATAGGCGAAAAGTCAAAGGTCGTGGACGTTCAAAGAACGAAGCCGAATCTGATGCGCTTCAGAACATTAATGATTTAAGGAGTCGCCCTGATGCAGCCACCAAACACGACTCCTACGTCGAACCCGGCGCAGTCGAGGGCAGCTACCGGGAGTTGTTGCTGCGGTTGCCGGAGAAGGCAGCGAAGGCTCGCGTAATCCAAGCCGAAGACGGTCTTTTCTACATCCAGCATTCCCCGCATGAACGGTCAGAGGTCGCTCACGCCTCTCGTCAGTCGGCAGAAAGTGTTCTGGCAAAGTCACCGCCGAGCATGGAACCGCCGTCAGAAACCTACAAGGGCGGCCACTACGGCGACACCCCGAACACCCTCGCCCATGTCCGGTTCAACGACCGCACATCTGAGCATGGTAAGACGCTATTCATCGAGGAGATTCAGAGCGATTGGCATCAGGAGGGTCGGAAGAAGGGGTATAAGACGGACGTTGATCCTGCTATTTTAAAGAAAATAAACGACCTTAAAAAGGCCGAGGATAAGTTGGACTCTGAGATTCAGGCAAAAAGTGTTGCGGATGATGTGCCGCAGCACATTATTGATGCCGGTGAAAGTGCTGATGGTTTGAATAGTCTGGTGGAATTCATAGCGGAATCAAACCGGAATGACCCTCGTTATCAAAAGAGAGAAGCTATCATGGCTGAAAGGATGTCTTTAGAAAGTCAAGTCGCCCAGCGCGACACCGTCCCAGACGCCCCCTTCAAGACCAGTTGGCACGAGTTGTCGATGAAGCGCATGATCAGTTACGCTGCCAAGCATGGTTACGATGCTATCAGTTGGACGAAGGGTGAGACACAGTTTCAGCGGTACGGTTCCTCAGAGATTGCATGGGTGAAGGACGGTGACGGTTGGAAGGTCAAGGCTACTGAGCAACGAGGTGGCGAGGCAGACGGCATTAACATTGAGACTGCTGCCCGTGCAGAAGGTATACTCAAGGAAGGCGGCGACACGATCACTAGCAAGGAACAGTTACACGCCTTAATCAAGGAGACGGTAATGGATCGTGAGCGAGGGCAATGGTCACCGGAGAATTTCGAGAAGCAGGTTGATAAGTTAACCAGCCGCACTTGGGAGAGAATGCAAAACGAGGATGCCGGGACATCGCTACCGCGCAAGGAAGGCATGGGAGGTTTCTACGACCGTATGCTGCCCAAGATGAAGACGTGGAAGAAGCTGGGGCTAAAGGTGGAGACGGATGACCTCGGTAAGCTGACCCCCGAACAGAGGGAGTTCGCTGAGATTGATAAGCTAGGAAAATACGATAACGCCGATCATCCGCTAACTGATAGGTATTGGGAGTTACATGATTTGCTTGGCCGGGAAGAGGCGTTGCAAGCAGTTGATCCGAAATCCCTTCCCGCCCACCTCGTCAAGCTCACCCCGGAGGTTAAGGCGAAGGTGCTGGACACCGGCATTGCACGATTCATGCCTGATGCCGCAGTACCGGGTGCCGAGCGTAACAGCATAGGCTGGTCGATGCTTATGAGTAAGGCTGGTAACTGGAGGGTGTACAGCCCGGACGGTGTACTGGCTGGGGTTGCAGGCAGCAAGCAACGTGCTGAACAAATCTTTAAGACCAAGTACAAGCGGGAGTTGCGGAAGAAGGAGAGGAGCAGTAGCGTTAGGTACATGCCAGATGCAACAGAATACAGGGTTACGTTACCTGATGGAGGAACAAAAACAATTTCATCAAAAAGAACCGTCACTCATGTGGGGCTGATGAAGCGTGGGGGTGAGTGGGGTGTCCACAGTATGCATTCTCGTCGAGAGTTAGCGGAACGTAGTATAGATTCCGAGACAAAGAGGATTAACGATCATTACCGGCTGGAAGAGAAGCACGGAAGGTCAACCGCTGGCAATAGGGTTGATGAGACTAGGGTGGTTGAAGTGGAGAAGGTCAAATGAATTTCGGGTGGTGGCAATTACGAAGTACAAACAGCAGGGTAACTGTCATGAACTGGCTGTAGCTCTGAAGGTAGCTGAATTGGGTGGGACAGTCTTATGGCCATACGGCGATGGGCAGGCTTACGATTTGGTCGCAGACTTCAATGGTAAGATCAGTCGGATTCAGGTTAAGGGTACATGCCAGATCGCTAAGAATGGATCGACTAAAGTTAACCTCCAGAAGGGTAGCCGTAAGCACTCCCCGTACAACCTCCGAGACTGCGACCTTGTTGTGGCTGTAACCCCGCTGGGCAATTTCGTCATCCCGATAAGCGCATTAGGCACTTACCGTCTGGTAGCTTGGCCGGTCGGCGTGAGGAAGAAGCCCCCATACTATGAACCTTATAAGGAGGCATGGCATTTACTAAAATGAAGAGGTTACCACCAGTAGGAACTAGGGTGCGCTGCCTGTGGCAGGACATCGTTGGTTATATCAATCAGCCGCTGAAGGATGTTAAGATTGCTGACGTTTGGACGGAGGGAAAATTGGTAAAGGCCGACAAGGAATTTTTGGTAATAGCGACCTCACAATATATCGATGACGGGCCAGTTGATGAGACGCTAGGAGACTACACCGCCATCCCGCGAGGGGCGGTAAAGTCGATCAAACCCCGGCGGTAAAAACGTACAAGAAACGTACAAGTCAGTGCTTCTAATATGTCTAATATGAGGTGTTTTTGAGGGTGAGTGATTTACAGTTTATGCCTGTGAATGAGGATGAATGACTGTGTGAGGCATAAATAATGCGGACTGAAAATCCGTGTGTTAACGAGCCACACAATATTCCTGACCTCGCTCATACCCTTGTATATCAGTGCTGATACGAGTTTCTGCATCAAACCCTACCCCTCGGAAATAGCCACCTTACAAAAAACGTACAAATAATGCTTGGCAGGAGTGGCCGTACAGGTGTAAAACACCAATGTCCCACGGGACATCTAAAAACAACTGGAGCTACTAAAAATGAAAAACGAAAACCTACTGAACGAAACGAACAAGGTATCAATCCGCATCGCCTATGCCTATGACTCTAAAGCCCCCGCCCACTGGAGCCAAGGGGTAGTCGGACGCTACGATGTTTATTCTGAGCACTACGGCAGTCCGCAAGAGATTTACAGGTGCGACAAAGTAAGTGCCGATCAGGCGTTGCTCAATGAGATTTGGGCCGGTTGGAATAACGGCAGTGGCGAAGAGTGTGACGCTTTTCGTGGAGCCAATGCCCGCTCGATGATGATCGGCGATTATGTTGAAATTACTTTTCGTGACCGTATTGATTATTATCGGGTCGAAAGTACCGGATGGAGTCGCGTTAGCTGGCGGGATTTATGGGCCGAGGTAGACGCTTACGAAGCCAGCCATCAGTTTGCTGAACTTCAAGCGCATCAATTGGAAAGCGATGGGGTTGAGCAAGAATCACTGAAGCAAGCCGAAAGCGCACGCGAGTTCTGGAGTTGCCTCGATGAAGAACCCGAAGACCGTTATTAATCTAAAACAAAATCAGGAGCTACTAAAATGGAAACACTAAATTACCTTCACCGTAAGTTTGAGTGCATCACCACCCATTGCAATTGCAGCGAAGAGGCAGAGGAACGCATCTTTACCTGCCTAGCAATAGGTGATGGCCCAAAGGATGCATCTTACAAGAGACGGACTTATGTTGTTCGTGCAATCGATTCAGCCCATGCGGATCGTATCGTGCGTAACCGGCTGTGGCCTTTTGGCTCTTGCCAAATATTCATCAACCTCGAACCAAAAAACTAGGAGCTACTAATGAAGATCGAAAAATACATAGGCCGAAACGGCAAGCCGGTTGACAACAAGCGCAAGGTGTCTGCGAAGGACGGCACCACCGCAGTGATCGAACTGCGCCACAAGAACTGGATCACCCGATTCCAGCTTGACGGTAAGCACCATCAACTCAACCTCCGCACCACGGATGAACGTACAGCAGCCGCTACCGCTCTGGACAAAGTCCGGGCAGCCAACCGCGACCAGTGGGAGGTCGTTCATGCCGGTCAAACGAAACGTGATGTGATTACGATTGGCAAGATCGTCGAACTGTTTACAGGCCAACCCGTTGCTTCCGCTGGCGAACGTCAGTTACAGGACGCGAGCAATCGACTCCGCAACCTGATCCGCACCGCATTCGGCCACGGCCCCAAGCATGATGTGGACAGCTACCCTGCGACCATTCTCGATAAGGAGCTGGTTAAGAAGTTTTTCACCAAGAGGCTCAAGGGCTTCTCCAAGGGTGAGGCACGCGAGAGTCGCATCCGTGGAGCTAACAGCCTGCTGTCCGATGCCAAGAGCCTCTTCACCAAGGCCATCCTGTCCGACGACCTGTACCCCGGACTGCCTGACATCAGCACGTTTGTTGATGCGAATCATTTGAAGGCAACCCCGGTAAAGTTCCTGTACGAAAACATCGACGCACAGGTTGTCAGCTTAAAGGCTAACCTGCCTGCACTGAAGGAGTCGGATGTATCGGCCTACCTGTTATTCCAACTGGCCGCAGGATGTGGCCTGCGTCTTACTGAAGCAACTCAGGCACGCAAGGAATGGATCACGACATTCAAGGGCAAGCGGGTGCTGTACGTTCAGCCTACTGACACTTGGATTCCGAAGGGTCGCAAGGTTCGCCGGGTGCCATTGCCAGAGGCCGTGTATCAGGAGATACTTTTGCTCAGTGACGACTCCGAGTTCATCATCCCCGCGATCAGTGATAATGATCGCAACTGGGCGATTGGCCGCAGACTCAGCAAGTGGTTTACCTCTGTTGGATGGACTGCCAAGAAAAAGGCGCATGAACTTCGGAAATGGTTCGGAGCACAGGTAGCCACCCAGACCAAGAGCCTGTTCGCAGTGCAACGGATTCTGGGCCACTCATCGGCAGCGACCACTGACCAGTATTATGCTGATCTGGTGAACCTACCTGACTACGATATTAACCTGACCGCCGATGAGCCTGTTAACAAACAGGTTGCGGTTGGGGAATAACATATAGTGCGTTATGGGTTGACTTTGGCGTGTCGTCCGGGGTACAAACCAACACTTCGGGTGGTTCATCCACCTGAACCTAAAAGGAGAAAGTGAGCTAGAATGAAGAGCATAAATATAATCGTCAGCAATGCTGCTGCCAGTAAATTCTACCACCTAAATTCAGGTGACAAGCAGGCACTCATGGATCAGGTTGATAGCCTAATCTTCAAGGCACCGGCACCGGCAACGTCAATCGGGTTAAAGATAATAGCCGCACTGCTGCTGACAACCACCCTGTTATTTTCCGCGCCACAACCAAGCCGAGTCAACGCAAAGCTAATCGAAGCGGTATGCCAAGTGGAGTCGAACGGGCGAGCCACGGCGATTGGAGACGGCGGTAAGGCTTCAGGCGCATTTCAATTCTGGCAGCCTACATGGCAGCACACCACGCAAATCCGTCAACGTGACGGACTTCCCACCACATCCTACAAGGAGGGGTCTAAAGACATTAAGTGGAGTCGCCTGTACGCTGTCAGCTATTTAAGTTGGATCGAGAAATACATTCGTGACCGAGGTGTAAAATACCCCACGGCAGGCCAGATATACATGGGCTACAACTGGGGTGTTGGTAATGCACGCAAGGTTAAATTCGATGTCAGCAAATCCCCGGCCACCACTCAACGTGCGATCCGAAAGATTGAGGCATGGTTGAAGAAGTAACATTCAAAGTGGGCGACCGGGTGAAGCACAAGGATAACCCGGCAATCAAGGGACGCATTGTGGGCGATGCCTTTGGCAAGCCAGAAAAGCGAAACGTCAGGCTGCAATTAACTAACGGGCTACTCTTCGACGTGACCCCATACGCATTGAAAACATGGAAATAGATAAACAATTAGAAGCAATGCAACTCGTCTCCCGCAAACATGCGGCTGAGTTGATGGATTGCAGTATCCCGCACGTCGACACTTTATTGAAGCGAGGCGACCTTGTGCCAATCCGAATAGGATCGCAGGGTGTTCGTATTACCCTCGCTTCCCTCCAGCGGTTCATCGGCACCCCCACACCCCGCCGATGAGCCGCATTAATTCCAGAGCGAAAGGTGCCAGAGCCGAGAGGGCTTGGTGCCTGTACCTCAAGTCCATTGGGTTCAACAAGGACGGCACCCCAATGTTTGATGCAAAGCGCGGCTGCCAGAACGCTGGCCGTGATCAGTTTGGTCAGGACTTCCCCGATGTCGTTTGCCCGTCACTGAATTACATCCACTGGGAGGTGAAGGCCGTAGAACGCCTGAACATCCATGACGGAATCGATCAGGCCAAGCGTGATTGTGACGGCACAGGTAAGGTGCCTATTGTGGCGCATAAAAAGAACCACAGCCCGTGGCTGGTCACGATGCCAGCCGATGAGTTTGCTAAGTTTTTGCGAGGCGATTTGCCTCCAGCAGAATAGTTATTTAGTGGGACAGCGTTTGTCCTAGAGGAGGTGTATGATACCTACACCTAAAACAAAAGGAGCTTATGAGAATGCAAATTGATTACCCGCAGGACATGCGGAATGAAACCCAAGACCGCAAAGAATTTGGCTACTGGCTGGAGGCATGTGCCGACATTCAGTCCCGAAACGAACAAACCGAAACAACCGAACAGAAGGAAAAAAATGATACTGAGTGAAGCGAAGCAAGAAGAGTGGGAGAAGCCCACGGTAGGAATACACCCGGCAGTCTGTGTTGATGTTATTGAGCTTGGCCCAAAAACAAGCACCTACGAGGGTAAGACACGAACGACCAATGAGATTAAGGTAGTCTTTCGCATTGGCGATCAAGATACGAAGGATGGTGATCCTATCTACCTCGGAGCTTGGTTCAACGCTACCTTGCATCCGATGGGCAAGTTCAGGGAGGCACTTATAGAGTGGCGCGGCCAAGACCTGTCGAATGAAGAGAAAAGTAACTTCAACACCGAGCAACTGGTAGGCGCACAAGCCAGTGTGAACGTGATCGAGAAAAAGAAGCAAGATGGCTCAGGGGTATCAATTAGGATAAGTTCAATAATGCCCCCCGCAAAAGGTCAGGATGTTAAAGTACCTGATGAGTACGAGAGAGTAACTGCTGACCCAGATTGGTAATCATGGCATCTCTATTCGTTAAACCAGACGGTGGCGGCCATTGGTATACAGCCGATGGTGAGCCAAGGTACGATGCTAACCTGCGTGATGCACGCAAGGAACAGCTTTTACCCTCACCTACTTCAATCCTGTCGATTGTCCGATCTGATGGCTTAGAGCGATGGAAGCTCAATCAGATGGCGGTT